TTGATTGTAAATATGCCGCCTCGACATACGAAGTCTGAGTTTGCGAGTTATTTGTTTCCAACGTGGCTGATGGGCAAGCGTCCTGATTTGAAGATTATTCAGGCGACTCACACGGCTGAACTGGCTGTTGGCTTTGGTCGTAAGGTTAAGAACTTAATTGATAGCGAGGAGTTTCGTGATGTCTTCCCTGAAGTTAGTCTTGCAACAGATGCGAAAGCGAGTGGACGCTGGAGTACGAATGGTGGCGGAGAATATTACGCGGTTGGTGTCGGCGGTGCGCTTGCAGGTCGCGGTGCTGATCTCGCGATTATTGACGATCCTGTCTCGGAACAAGACGCGCTAAGTGTAACTGCGCTAGATAACATTTACGAGTGGTATACATCTGGTCCTCGTCAGCGTTTGCAACCCGGCGGTGCGATTATCATTGTGATGACGCGGTGGTCGATTCGTGACCTGACTGCGAAGGTTTTGCAAAAGCAGAGCGAAAAAGGTGCTGATAAGTGGGAAGTTGTGGAATTTCCTGCGATTATGCCCAAAGGTGGTCCACTTTGGCCTGAATTTTGGTCTTTAGATGAGCTTGAGAGCGTCAAAGCCTCTATCCCTGTGGGTAAGTGGAATGCCCAATATATGCAGAACCCTACTGCGGAAGAGGGTGCGATTATCAAAAGGGAGTGGTGGAACCTATGGGAAAGGGATGATCCCCCGCCCTGTAGCTATATTATTCAGTCTTACGATACTGCGTTTAGTAAGAGTGACAGGGCTGACTACTCTGCAATAACGACTTGGGGTGTTTTTCACCATGAGGAGACAGGCGAGGATCATATTATCTTGCTTGATGCTGTTAGGGGCAGGTGGGAGTTTCCTGAATTAAAGGCTGCGGCCCATGATTTGTGGGAAGAGTTTGACCCTGATATGATTTTGATTGAACAGAAGGGTTCTGGGATGCCGTTGACGCAGGAGTTGAGGCGTATGGGTATTCCTGTAACGCCGTTTACTCCGGGTCGTGGTGCGGACAAGTTTACGCGGATGCATGCCTGTGCGCCCGTGTTTGAAAGTGGTATGGTGTGGGCACCTGAGACTAATTTTGCTGATGAGGTGCTGGAAGAATGCGCTGCATTTCCGAATGGTGAACATGATGACTTGGCGGATTCGATGACTCAGGCTATACTGCGTTTTAGACAGGGTGGTTTTATCACCACTCCAACTGACTATGATGATGACGATGAGTTTCGTTTTAGAAGAAAGAGAGAGTACTACTAATGGCTAATCGCACAGTAAGTCCGCGCCCTAAGTTGCGCCCCGGTTCGAGCAGAGCGACTTCTCCTCGTCCTAAGTTACGTCCTGCAGATATGGGAGCAGCGTCAACTGGTCCTTCAACACGCGGAAAAAGTATTGGCGGCATGAAGGGTGGAAGCACTCGTGGTGTAGACCCTGCTGATAACTATAGCGCGGAAGACCTTTTGATGCTTCTTGGTTCTATGGCAAGTCCTGCAGGTGGAGCGGCTAGAGGTGCATCAAGGGCTGCAAAGAAAGTCATGGGCAAAAAGTACGGCGGCAAGGTACGTGCAATGCAAAACGGTGGCGCGGTTATGAATGGTCGTGGCCCTAAGTACAAAGGACAGAGCTAATGGCAAGTTCAACACGCGGCGGCAAACGTGGTAAAAAAAGCAAAGCGCTAAAGATGTATAAAACGCCCGGAGGAGCTATGCAGTATGGCACTCCAGATGCTTTTCGTAGAGCGGCAGCGGCTGTACCTTCTTCGCGCGAATATGATGATAAAGAATATAATGCGTATGATACAGCACTTGCTGGTTGGGCTGGAGCGATGTCAGAAAAGCACGGTGCGGACGATTTTTCTGAGAGAATGGAACGTAGAAATCAGGCAAAAGTTCAAGAAAGAAAAAAGAAAAGCGTTCAAAACAAAATGTACGGCGGCAAAGTCACCAAGATGGAAGGCGGTGGCAAAGTCCCAAGCAAGTACAAAGGCTTTTCTAAACTGCCAGAAAATGTTCAGCGTCAGATGGATTCTGGACTTGCTGAAAAGTATGAGTACGGTGGAAAAGTTGGCGGTTGCCGTGGTGGTGGTGCCGCTATTCGTGGAACTAAATTCTCAGGATGTAAATAATGGCAAATATCGTCATCAAAATTGATATGGAAGAATTGTCTTCTGGCATTAACCAAGTCGTTGATGACGATTACGAAGATGATTTTGCTTGCCCTCTTGTGACTCACGATGAGGAAACAAACGAGGATCACAAGCAATATGCTATGGATGAGTTTTCATATGGCCCATCACCTAAGAACTGGGAAAAGAAACCAGAGAAGTGTGGCATTTGTGAATACTACAACATCCGTAGCGAAATGATGGACTGCATTGAGCAAGGCATGGGCGAGTCATATGGTGTGGGATACTGCACAAAACTTGACTTTGTTTGCTCTGCCGAGAATACATGTAATGCGTATGAGGCAGGCGGTCCTATGACAGACTACGATGATATTGATGAGATGGAGCCTTTACAGGGCGGATCGAAGGATATCTTTTAATGAAGTTGGGGCGTGGGATATCCAATGGGACATCTCCCTGCCCATTGGCGCAGACGCTCCCTCAAGCGTTACTGCTCCGCGATGGTAGAGCGACCCTCGCTCCAACACCTAAAGGGAAGTTAAAATGGCTATAGAACGTGATGCAGGTCCGGGTGGAATGATGGAGCAACCGCCCATGATTGAGGGCGAAGATGTTCTTGTAGAAGAACTGGGGCAGTCTCCCGGCATTTATGAGTTTGATGATGGGTCTGCCATTGTTGGTGAATACACTGAGATGGAAGAAACTCAGGCAATTGCGTTTGATTCAAACCTAGCAGAATTTATGGATGACTCTGATCTTGGTCAGATTTCATCTACTTTGACTGGCGATATTGATGATGACTTTTCATCTCGCCAAGACTGGGAAGATACCTACAAGAAGGGTCTAGAGTTTTTAGGCATGCAGTATGAGGAGCGTGTTGAGCCGTTTGAGGGTTCATCTGGCGTTATTCACCCGTTGCTTGCTGAAAGTGTAACGCAGTTTCAAGCGCAGGCGTATCGTGAGATGTTGCCTGCCAGTGGTCCTATTAGAACGCAAGTTGTTGGTGCGCAGAGCGAAATGCTGACAAAGCAGGCAGAGCGCGTCAAAGACTACATGAACTACATGATTACATACGAGATGGAAGAGTATGATCCTGAAATGGATCAGATGCTGTTCTATCTGCCAGTCATTGGCTCTACGTTTAAGAAAGTTTACTTTGATCCACTAAAGGGTCGTGCGGTTAGTCAGTTTGTTCACGCTGAAGACTTGGTTGTGCCTTATGGCGCAGTTGATCTGGCAACAAGCCCACGTATTACGCACGTAATTAAGATGGATTCAAATGAGGTTCGCAAGTTGCAGCTTGCAGGCTTCTATCGCGATGTTGACTTGCCAATGAATGGTGAAGCTGGCGAGGACATGAGCGAAGTTCAAGAGACTATCAATGAAATTCAAGGCGTACATCCAAGCAATGCTTCTGTAGAGTTAACTCTGTATGAAATTCATACAGACTTGGATTTGCCCGGGTTTGAGGACATGGATCAGGAAGGATCGCCAAGTGGCTTGAAACTTCCTTATATTGTAACGCTCATTGAGAACACAGGTCAGATTCTTGCGATTCGTCGTAACTATTCTGAAGCTGATCCGATGATGAAGCGGAAGCAGTATTTTGTTCACTACAAGTTCTTGCCGGGTCTTGGTTTCTATGGCCTTGGCCTGACTCACATGATCGGTGGGTTGGCACAAGCGTCCACCTCTATACTGCGCCAACTCATTGATGCGGGTACGCTCTCCAACTTGCCTGCGGGTTTCAAGGCTCGTGGAGCGCGTATCCGTGATGAGGACAGTGCAATACAGCCGGGTGAGTTCCGTGACATTGACGTTGCAGGAACGGATATCAGAAGCTCCTTGATGCCCCTTCCCTTCAAAGAGCCTTCTGGTACTCTCTACAACCTTTTGGGCACTCTTGTGGACGCAGGTCGCCGCTTTGCGGCTATGGCTGACATGAAGATTGGTGAGATGGGCGGTGAAACGCCTGTTGGCACCACAATGGCGATTATGGAACGTGGCACGAAAGTGATGTCTGCGATCCACAAGCGCATGCATTATTCGCAAAAAATCGAGTTTAAACTTCTATCGAAGGTATTTGCTGAAACGATACAGATGTATCCGTATATGCCATCTACAGAGTTTGGACCCGAAGTCTTTGCGCAAGACTTTGATGCTAGAGTTGATGTACTCCCTGTTAGTGACCCTAACATCTTCTCTATGGCCCAGCGTATCGCTCTTGCGCAAACCCAATTGCAGCTTGTTCAATCTAACCCACAAATTCACGGTGGGCCTCAAGGATTGTACCAAGCATATCGCAAGATGTACGAAGCCTTGGGCGTTAATAACATCGACGCGATCTTACCACCCCCACCACAGCCTATGCCTATGAACGCTGCGATGGAGAATAAGATTGCGCTGACTGGCGGTATGCCACAGGCATTCCCACAGCAAGACCACAAAGCGCACATCGAAACTCACTTGGCGATGATGTCCACACCTGTTGTTCAGATGAACCCACAGGCCATGGCAACGCTTCAGGGGCATATCCAAGAACACATTGGTATGTTGGCAGAAGCGCAAGCGCAGCAGATGGTTATGGAGCAAGCAGGACCAGAGGTTCAGCAGAATCCAGAAGCTATGCAGATGCTACAGCCTGCGATAGAGCGTCAAGCGGCTATGCTGATTGCAGACCTTACAGAAGAGTTTACGCAGTCTGTTGAGCCAATGCCTCAAGGTGAAGACCCACTGGTTGCGATCAGACAGCAAGAGTTGCAGCTAAAAGCAGCAGATATGCAGCGTAAGTCTTCAGAGTTTGAAGCGAAGCAAGAACTTGAGCGTGAGCGCGAAATGATGGATGCGCGACTAGCTGAAGAACGTCTAAAGCTACAAGAGGATGCTTTAGAAGACAAAACACGAGTCGCACAGGATAGAATCCAAACTCAACGCGACATTGCGGCTCTCAATGCACGAATGAAGGGAGTTCAGTAATGACCAGTAGTGTACGCGCAAAAATGATGGAAGTTGAGAAGGAGAAGAAAATTGCCACTCGCCAAAGGGAAGAGTCAGCAGACGATAAGCTCCAACATAAGCAAGCTAGTGTCGGAGGGGTATCCGCAAAAGCAAGCAGTGGCGATAGCACTGGCGGAGTCGAGAAAGTCAGGGCGCGGACGGCGAAAGGCCACTTCGTCAAAGACGACCCTAACACCCCAGAAAACGAAGCGTGGGTCGAAAAACCCAAAAAAGCCCCTGCAAAGAAAAAAGCCCCAGCCAAAAAGAAAGCCGTTAAAAAAAGCTAACGGCGGCACGGTTAGCAGGTTTAGCTCAATAGCAAGACCCCAAAGATTTCAGGGTGTTTTCTAAACCTGTGGGATAAATACTTGTGTTTCCCGATAGATCGTATAAAGTTCTAGTGGGAGACACACATGGACGCACTACATCTAGCCGATTACCTCTACAAAAAGTTACGCCAACGCCGTGAAGACATACAGGTGTCTTTAGGGACTGGTAATATTGGTTCTTTTGATGAGTACCGATACGCTGTTGGGCAGATCAAAGGCTTGACGTTCATGGAAGATGAAATCCGATCAGCAATGAAGGCTATTGAGTACGCAGATGACTAAAAAACTGTATGTGCCCGAACATGTGGCAAGAAAAGTAAACAAACCTGCAGGTATGGAAGACATCCCAAAGCCTGTAAAAACAGCTTTTGGTAAAGATAAAGCTGAGAGCAAGAATGAAAGCGATCCATCTGAAATGGATGCTTCAGCACTAGAGCGATTACCGCAGCCTACTGGGTATCGCATGCTTATCATCCCCTATTACCCAAGTGAAAAAACGAAGGGCGGATTGTACGTTCCAGACCAAGTTCGTGACCGCGAAGCGTTTGCAACGGTTGCAGCTTATGTTGTTAAACTAGGTCCAGACGCATACCAAGACTCCCAGAAATTCCCAACAGGACCATGGTGTTCTGAAAAAGATTGGGTTCTTATAGGAAGATATGCTGGAAATAGGTTTAAAGTGGAAGGACTTGAGGTTCGTATTATAAATGACGATAATATTATAGCCACAATCCTTGACCCGAAAGACATTTCATATGTATAGTGCAAACAAAGGAGACAGGTTTCATGCAGGCTGAAGCTCAAGAACAAGAATTTGAAGAAACAACATCTGTAGAGTTGGATGACGACTCTGATGAGGTTATTGAGACTGCTTCTGAAGAAGAAACCCGAACAAATGTTCAGGATAATGATGACGACGAACTGAATCAGTACAGTGAGAATGTTCAAAAGCGCATTCGCAAACTGACCGCTGCTCGTCGTCAAGCTGAAGAAGAAGCTGCTGCTGCAGTTCAGTACATTCAGCAAGTCCAAGCTCAGAACGAAGAATATAAAAAGCGTCTATCTACAGTTAACACTGGATATATGTCTGAATACGAAGGACGTATCTCTTCTCAAGAGGCTCAAGCAAAACGTGCTTTGGCAGAAGCATATGAAGCTGGAGACTATGATAAGGTAGCAGATGCGCAGCAAGCTATCTCTCAGATAGCTATTGAAAAAGAGCGTCTTCGTGTTCAAAAAAGTCGTTCTCAAGCGGCGGCTGCTCAACAGCAACAAGTACCACAACAGCAATATCAGCAACCACAGCCGCGCCAACAACAGCGTGATCCAAAGCTAGAGTCATGGCTTGGTAAAAACCAGTGGTTTGGTCAAGATAAAGTTATGACAGGTGTCGCTCGTACAATTCACGAAACACTTGTAGCTGAAGAGGGCTTTGACCCAACTTCAGATGAATATTATGCAGAAATCGACAAGCGTATGCGTCGAGAAATGCC